CGTCTTAGGTGCAATTCTGCACCGCACGATCCGTCAGGATCGAACACCTAGAAAACACTGGCAGTATGTACTGCGAGGAATAACCTATGCGCAAACGTACCCAAGGTAGCATGTCTAGCACCACTCATTCCTGGTCCAAAAAGATCAAGAACTGGAACTGCTCGAATTCAAATTCGACAGTCAACCAGCTCTATCCCTTCTTAGTAGGGGAAGAGAAAGTGATGCACGACGTTGTTACCAAGGGCTTTTTGCGAAGGTCTTCTCAAGGTGAAGTCATCGTTAATCCTATGTCCATTAATGAGACAAAGGCTAGCGGGACACCTGGTACCTTCAGTTACTATGTAACTGACGACGATCCTAATACCGTGTGTGATTACACACATATTGAAACGTCGGCTTTCAGAGCCATAGATGAATTCTATGGACCTGGGAGGCACCAGAGTGTAGCGCTCGACTATACCAATCTGCGCGCATTAGCGGGCACAAAGGCTATGGCCGGAGTCGAAGAACCAGATTTTCAATCTCTGGTATTCATCGGCGAGCTACGCGAGACACTGAGGTTCTTAAAGAACCCGGTTAAGAGTTGGTCTGATTTCGTTCGCAAGGCTAAGCGTGATAAATCACGTGCGGCTAAGCGAACTGACCGTCTCAAGACCGTCGGCGAATTCATGTCAGATAGCTGGCTTTCGTACCGTTATGGTGCGAGGCCGTTACTTTCTGAAGCCGAATCAGCGCTGCAGGCAGTTCACAACACGCTACACAACGTTAAACCAACGAGAATAACTTCTCGAGGGTTTGCCATGGATAGCGGCTCGCATCAAACGAACAGTACTACCGGGAGTTTTCCTGGCTTTACTTGGTCGCGCGATGCAAATACCGAAGCTTCGGTTAAGGTACGAGCAGGAGTGCTGTATGAACACTTTGCACATTCCGACACTTTTGGTGTCGGTGTCAAAGAGATTCCATCAGCTATGTGGGAATTGCTCCCATACTCCTTTGTTGTGGATTGGTTCGCGAACGTTGGTACATTCGTTCGCGCGATTACTCCGAAGGTCGGAGTACGATATCTAGGTAAATGGACTACAGTCGAGACTATACAGGAGACCTCCGCGGAATTTTACATCAGCGATGGTGGAGAATCCAAAGGGAAACCCCGTATAATCACGAATAACGGTTTGTGCATATATAAATTATACACACGCCATAAAACTCGCACACCAGGAGTCAAAGTCAGTCTCGTTACCAAGGTCAAACCCTTTCGGGGCGACGTTGGACAAAAACGAATCATTGACTCGATCGCGCTCACCGAGCAATTGCTCAGATCGCGATGACAAGAGGTGTTCATCAACCATAGGAGGCATTTCCATGCCACTTACCGTAAATCTCGACACATATACCAATGATGTCGCACGCACCCCTGACAGCTACCGCTATTTGGGACCGATCCACTCTGCAATCGTCAACGATTTTATTGACTTGTCGCGTACGGCTGCGAAGCCTACTACCGACTATGCAGGTAAGGGTCGAGCCCGGCTTAAGCTTACCAGGGACGCTACGGATGGTACTGCATCGCTTGGCGACGCAATCTGTGATATACAGATCTCGTTTCCAGTCGGCATGCAGTTGTCTGAACAAACTGCCCTTATTACCGATATAGCTACCTACTTAGGTACTGCTTCGGCTGACGACTTATTCTCCGTTCATAAAATCAACCAGTAAATCTCCCTTCGGAGGTTCTGTGTTGGTCATGGATAGGAGCATCTGTCATGTCACCGATGTACCTGAAAGTAGTAGGTATGGTTTGCACTTTGTTTTGTGCTATCATACTGAACCAGCTGTTCGGTTTGGGTCCGGAATGCGCCCTCGGCATATGCCAAGAGGTGACTCCGGTTTTATAGTTTGTCCAACCACATTATGAGGAGACTATATGTCTAACCATAGGAGAAGAGCCGCAAGTATGCGGCTTCAGACCCGCCCTGACGAAATCTTTAAGAAATTAGTCGGGGCCGCCATCAATAGTAGTAACCATGATGACAGAAATCAATTGTCCGGCGCACTCCGCGCAGGTCAGTTTGATCGGCTGTTAGATTGGTCTGAGCGACCGAGTCCACAAGCGTATGACTCAGCCTCATCCTATTTCGAGGATGCTCAGATAGCCGCGCTCCTGAAGAAGTACCCTTACTCTGAAGCGCAAATCCCTGGACGGGATCCGCGCGCTGCTGCCATAAAGAAATTCTTGGCGGCAGAACATTCATGTAAGAGGCACAACCGAAGGCGTCGAGCGAAAAGGTCAACTTTTGACCCGTATGCGCAACTAATGGCATACGCTCGATCGTATATAGAACAGGTCATAGGGCAAAAACCCGACATGACCGCGATTCTAGATAAGTGTGACTTTACTGCTGGTGCCGCCATGGGAATAAACGGTAATAGGACCAACGCCCTCCGCAAAGTATTTGCGCAGCGTTGGACCGTAACCCCCACGGCACTGCCTTACGCTCTATCTGCCATGTGGAATAATATCCACATTCGCGATTGTATCCTCCCGGGTACAATCAAGTGTTACGATCCCGAAGAATTTCGGGCTCTTGTGATGGCGAAGATAGACGTAGTGCGTTGTAATAATGTTACATTCGTACCTAAGACAGCGAAAACTCATAGAAGTATCGCTATTGAACCGTTGCTGAATGTATTTGTACAGAAAGGGATCGACATTCATCTCCGTAAACGCCTTAAAGGCGCGGGGATTGATCTGTCGACTCAACTTGTAAACCAGGCTTTAGCAAAGCTTGGGAGCGAGACGGAGTTCAACCCTTACTGCACAATTGATCTGGCAGCTGCTTCGGATAGTTTATCTACCGAAGTCGTCAAGGATTTACTTCCGCCAGACTGGTTCGAATTCCTCTCGGATATTCGCGCCCCTGGTTACATGTTGGATGGCAACTCGTACACGTACGAGAAGTTCTGCAGCATGGGCAACGGTTTTTGCTTTCCACTACAGACGCTGGTTTTCGCCAGTATCTGTCACGCTTGCGGCAAACTGACCGAGAAGTCAAATTTTCATGATTTCTCGGTGTACGGTGATGATATCATCGTACCACAGAATGTCGCGCTCCTTGTGATAGAAATGTTACGGGAGCTAGGGTTCCGAACTAACGTCGATAAAACGTTTATTTGTGGCCCTTTTCGTGAGTCGTGTGGAGCAGACTGGTACCAAGGACAGGACGTTCGTCCTGTGTTTTTAACGGAGGAGGTAACTGACGCTCGTCAGTTATTCGCCTTTCATAACAGCACATTGAGGTCGGATCGCGTGGAGACCTTCTTCGAAGATCTCCGCCCTACGATTCGCGCCCTAGTCCCTGAAACCGTGAGGTTCCATAGGCCTGGGAGAGAACC